CTATTCAGTCGTGTTAATATGGTAATGTAAGATAGCCAGCTATGTTTTTATATTGCCAACACAAAACAGACACCTTAAAACGCTTCTTATTCGCTACCATTATTTTACAATTTAATATTTTACATAGATTCACAAGGGGCTTATTTTTTACGCTCTTTTTTATTAATTTTTCAGAAAGGAGGGATATTTATGTCTAAACAATGGCTTTTTACTAACGCCGACGATTTGCAGCTTAAAATCAACGATTATTTTGCTCATTGCATATCTACAAATGAGATTCCTGACGTCGAAGGACTCGCTGTCTTCCTCGACACAACACGGAAAACACTTAATGACTACGCCGCTCGTAATAACCAAGATTATGACAACAAGGACATAGACTTTGATTCCATAAGTGCCACTATTAAAAAAGCAAAGGACAAAATATTCTTTTACAAAAAACAAGGAGCGTTTAAGGGGTTATATAATGCAGCGGTTTTTATATTTGACGCAAAAAACAACCACGATTATTCCGACAAGCAAGAAATCGTGTCCCAAAACACTAACATCGAACTAGAAGCCGCCAGTTTCAAGGATTTGCAGGAAATGTGTGAAAATATTCTCAAAGCCAAAAAAGCCGAATAATTATTCAAAATTCACCCGTTTATGCAAAAGTGTGGCAAAAGTGTGGCAGAAGGACAGCTTAATTGTGTTCGTCTTAACTTCTACAACAACACAACGGCAATGCTTATGGCGATTATTTAGTGTTCGATTAGACAAAATTCTAATTTTGTATGATCCGCGTCCAGAGGTTGCGTCAGACCAGACCAGACAGACCGGATTGTCTGGATTTTACCCTGTGGGGGTGGGGGTATGCCCCTTTTCGGGGATCGGATTGGTAAGTGATTGTGCCAATAGAAAATTTTATAATTTTTTTGCATGGTGCGTAACTGGAAAAAATTTATATATTTTTTTCAGCCTTAGATTTGTAAATATTTGTAAGTGTCAAAGAATCAAAAGTAATTTTCTGCAACGGAATAAGATTTTCATGTATGAGGTATTAAATACATATATAGCAAGTCGAACGTGATTTGTTCTTTTAAAAGCGTCTTGAAGCTAGTGTTGACAACGATTGTAAGCACATACGAAAACGGTACAAAAATGTTCCAAAAAGGGGGCAAAACGGAACAAAAATGTACCTGTGGAAAGGATTGGTAAAATGAAAATAGAAAAGCGTACAAGCTTTGTTAATACAGATACGGGAGAGATTTTGAATAGTAAGAATCAGTTTATTGATTTACACTTTGATGATGAAGATGGCTATTTGTTTTGGTATAAGAAAAATCATATAAAAACATTTGTTGAAATACCATTGCCGGATTGCTTTGGATGGGCTGATGAAGGGCGCATAAGTAGATTAAAACATTATATGCTAAATGATAGTCAGTTGTTGGTGTATAGAGGCAATAAGGCAATTAAACCTTTAACAAAACTAGAATTAAGCCGTATATGGCAATTAAATATAAAGCGGTGTGCTGCACTTATAAGTAAGATGAAAAAACACGGCATTGTTAAAGAGGTTAAAGTAGATGGGAATGTTTACTTTGCTTATAACCCTATGTATGGATTAAAGGCAAAAAGGATCAGCTTGACAATGTTTTTGTGGTTTCAGGAAGAATTAACCGCGGTGTTTCCTGATTGGGTAACAAAAAAGTTTCTTGAGCAAGCAAATGATTTAAAGCCAGATATACAGATTATTAAATAAAAACTAGTTGGCTTGTTTCCCGTATACGAGATATCAGGAAACGGGGATAAATAAAAATTAAAATATTGGTGTAAGGCGGTTCGCTACCGTAGGCAGGATTACCAACCCCCTGCCTTTTCTTATGCCATTTTTAGGGTTGGAAAATAATAAAAGGGTTGGTGTAAAGTATGTTAAAAGTAGATTCAGAATTTAAGGCGTTGATACCACCGTTATCGAAGCAAGAGTTAAAAGAGTTAGAAAAACTATTACTTGAGGAAGGCATTAAATCTCCAATAGTGATATGGAATGATTTAATCATTGATGGACATAATCGTTATAGTATTGCACAAAAACATGGATTGAAATTTAAAACAGAAAAGAAATTGTTTAATACAAGAGATGAAGTAAAACAATGGATGATTAAAACTCAATTGGGGCGTAGAAATTTAACTCCTGAAAAATTCAAATATATGATTGGAAAGCTTTACAAGGAAAATAAAAATACACATGGAGGAGATAGAAAATCAAGTGATCAAAATGATCATTTGAAAAACACGGCTGAAATAATAGCAGATGAGTATAAAGTGTCTACACCCACTGTTCGTAGGGCAGAAGAATTTGCAGACGCAATTGATTCTATAAGAGAAAATTGCGGGGAAGATATCGCCGAAGATATTTTAAATGGGGAGATAGATTTAACACAAAAAGAAATAATCAAGATAGGCAATATTAAAGATTCTAGTGAACAAAATAAAGTGATTGAAAGTTTAAAAGAAAAAGATGGAGAAACTTTTAGGGTTGAATTGGCTAAAACAGACAATGTTATTGAAAAAATTCCACATGTTAGCTTTAATTCTGGCGATAATGAGTGGTATACTCCTGCTGATATTATAGATGCCGCAAGGGCCGTTATGGGCAGCATAGACTTAGATCCGGCAAGCAATGATATGGCAAATAAAGTTGTGAGAGCTACTAAGTATTACACGGCAGAAACAAACGGATTAAATAAAGAATGGACTGGTAATGTGTGGTTAAATCCACCTTATGCGGGAGAATTAATCGGATTATTTTGTGACAAATTAGTTGAAAGCAATATAACCCAAGCTATTATGCTGGTGAACAATGCAACTGAAACAAATTGGTTTAATACTCTTATACATAAGGCTTCTGCGATTGTATTCCCGAAAGGTAGGGTTAAATTTTACATGCCAGACGGTAAAACTGGCGCACCATTACAAGGACAGGCGATAATTTATTTTGGTGATAATCCAACTAAATTTTTATTGGTATTTAAACAATTTGGGTGGGGTGCATGTCTATGAGTGATAGAGGTGTAATCCAGTATCCAGCAAGAAAGCAACAGATTAATGATTTTAGTAAATTATTGGTGGGTAAAATTACTCCAACCGATATAGATGGATTAATTGAGTACAAAAATAAAGCTTACATATTTCTTGAAGTAAAATATAAAAACGTAAAGTTACCAGATGGACAAAAGTTAGCACTTGAAAGATTGTGTGATGATTTATTTAAAGTACAAAAACTTGCGGTTCTATTAGTCGTTGAACATAATGTAGATGACACAAAAGAAAGCGTAAATGTAGGAGAGTGTTTTGTGCGAGAATGTTATTTTAACAAAAAGTGGACAGAACCAAATAAATTAACGGTTGTTAGTGCTATTACTCAGTTGATAAAAATGTCTGAAGAAATTTTTGCGTGAGGTCGCCTATGAAAAGAGTCCTAATAAAGCCGAAACATAATCACAATTGGACATATAACATAATTATTGACGATGGTAAGCCATACGGTAAGTACATAGTGATTCGGAAAGGGACTTTGATAGAAGAATGTGAAGAATGTGAGACGGAAAATATATATTTTTGTTTAGGCGGTTTGGTATTTAAGGACGGTGGGGCGGCGTGATAGATGAAAAAAGTTATGAGATAGCAATGGCGATTGAAAAGCAGTTACCGCATTTGAAGGGTAAGCAAAAGGCGCAAGCCGTAAAATTTTTAACGGAAATGAGAAATCAAGTTAAGGAAAGAAATGTCGAGATGATGAAGTCTGACATTTTTTATTTTATTGAGAACTTTGTTCATATAGAGGACAGGGACTCGGTGGAATTGGCAACATTATTCAAATTGTGGGATGGACAGAAAAAAGCGTTAAATGACTTTATAAATCACCGTTTAAATATTGTTCTAAAGGCTAGACAGTTGGGCTTAACGTGGCTTGCATTGGCCTATGTGGTACATAATTTACTTTTTAATAACGGTTTTCAAGTCGTGGCGTTGTCACGTACCGAGGACGAATCCAAAGAATTGGTACGGCGAATATTATTCATTTTAAGATATTTGCCTGTATGGTTGGTTAGGGAAGATACCAAAGAAAATTTAAGCTTTGCCGGTATGAAGTTTGACTCAACAACAATGTCGGTTACAATTATCCATCCGGGGAAAGAAGCCAGTTTATTTAAAAGTATGCCAGCTTCTCAGGATGCCGGGCGTTCGTTTACTGCAAATTTAGTTTTATTGGATGAGTGGGCTTTCCAGCAATGGGCAAGGGAGATTTGGGCATCTGCATACCCGACAATTAATAGGCCCACTGGCGGTAAAGTTATAGGACTTAGTACGGCAAAAAGAATGACGCTATTTGAAGATATTTGGAAAAAATCGGTAGCAAAACGAAACACTTTTAATAGGATTTTTCTTTCCTGGAGGACAGATCCCCGGAGAACCGAAGAATGGTATGAGCAATCCAAGAAGGATTTGGGAGATTTAGTAATAAAACAGGAGTACCCGAACACACCGGAAGAAGCGTTTGAAGCTGCGGAAGGTACGGCGTTTCCTGAATTTAGTTATGATATTCATGTTTGCCAGCCTTTCGACATTCCTAATCATTGGCAAAAGTGGCGAAGCGTTGATAATGGCTACACAGATCCTTTTGTATGGTACTGGTTTGCAGTTAATGAAGCTGGTACTGTTTTTATTTATAGGGAATATACCAGGGACGAAAAAGATCCGAAGGTTACATATACGGATCAGGCCAAAAGGGTAATTGAATTGACAAAAGAAAAGGACGTGTGGCAAACGGTAGCCGGATTGGACGCATGGAATAAGCATCATAGAGACACTTCTAATAAAAGTTTGATTGATTATTACCGGGATGGCGGCGTTTCTGGATTTGTAAAAGCTGTTACCGACAGGAAAATGAGGAAATCAGCTTTTCACGAATACTTGAAGCCATATTTTGACGAAAACATTCAGAAATGGACAGCAAAATTACAAATATTTGATACGTGTACCCGGCTTATTGAATATTTACCGCAGTATTTAGTTGACGAAAAAGACTGTGAAAAGGTTGCTGAGTGTGGATTTGACCATACTTTCGACAGCGCAGGATATGGGATTATTTACCATCATGCAAATAATAGCTTGCCAGTTGAGGTCCCGGATTCTTTTAATTTTGAATTTGAAAAACCGAAACCGGATGTTATGGCTGGGGGTGATCTTGATTGGAGCTATATAAATTACTGACATTTTTATTAATTTTTATTATTTTATTTTCCAATATTAGTTACGGCGTGGAATATTTGGTACTAGATGCGGATGGAAACTATGCAGTTTTAAAAGATCACTATGTACCTACTGATGAAGAAGAAAAAGCGGTTAATGATATTGTTGCTGCCTGGTGTAAACGAAATAATTCATCTGATGATCTGCAAATGTATTACCGGATTAGAAACTACATAGCCCGAAAAGTAACCTATGACAACGATAAAAAGTATAGTTATTCGGCTTATGGTGCGCTTATAAGGGGTCGAGCCGTATGTATGGGATATGCTTTGCTTGCTAAAAAGTTTTTTGATTATAAGAAAATGGAAAATTATTTGATTTGGGATTTAAAAGAAAATCATTTATACAATCGGATCTTACTGAATGGTAAGTGGGAAGATGTGGACATTACCTGGTATGATTACGGGCTTGAAAAATTGGAAAGGTGGTATGCCGGAAGATGAATGTTCAGACGTATCTTGCAATCGTGGGAGCCTTATTAGGGCTTTTTTTATTTATATTCCCCCTATTGGCTTACCGTAAGGGGATTATGGATGGGGTTACATTAAGAAGCGAAAACAAAATAACGCCGTTGGGTGAAAGTTTTAGTTTCCGAAAACCTTCTGAAAATGTTGCAAATGACCTTGAAACAAAGGCCGTAGTTGAAGGTTTCAATAATATTATGGCTTATGATGGCAGACCTCAGGGGGTGAGTGTAGATGGCTGATTTATTGGAAAAAACAGAAGATTGGAAATTGTACGAGGACGGCAAAAATTATCTTAGGAAAATCAATCATTATGAAACCGTCAATAAAAACTTTCGATTTTACTCAGGCGATCAGTGGCATGGAGTCCAGAGCAACGGATTACCAACGCCGGTATTCAACTTTATAAAAAGGGTTATTGATTATAAGATTTCGTCGGTTATGTCGAATGATTTGGGATATAACTTTGAAGTTGTTGGGCTTGATGTAAATACAATGCCTGAAATGAAAGCTTTTATTGATGCAATTAAGGGATATTCAAAAACCTTGTGGGAAAATCTTAAAATGCACTCGATGAACCAACGAGGACTATTAGACGCTGCCAATAGCGGAAGTATGATTTCTTACTGGTATTTTGAGCCAAACATTAAAACTGGACAGCTATTACAGGGCGATATTGTGGGCGAGTTGATTGATAGTGTAAATTATTTGCCCGGAAACCCCAATGACGCAAGGATTAATACAACTTATGGAGTAGTCCAGCCATATATTATTATTCCTTTTAGAATGTTGGTTTCACAGGCAAGGGAGATTGCAAGGGCTAACGGCGTTTCAGAAGAAAGCATAAAACAAATTATTGGAGATACTGATAATACGGAACAGGCCGGAGATTTAAGCAAGCATGAAATTGAAAGTACCGGGGATAATAGCGGAAAAGTAACCGTACTTTTAAAAATGTGGTTTGATAGCGAAACTCAAACTGTATGGTTCCGTAAGTCCGTAAAAAGTATGATAATTCAGGACAAAAGAGATACCATGCTTAGAATTTATCCGGTTGCGATGATGAATTGGTATGATCTGAAAAACTGTGCTTACGGTTCTGCTGAAGCTTCTGGATTAATACCAAATCAAATATATGTCAACAAAATAGCCGCAATGATTCAAATGGCTTCAATGTATACAAGTTTTCCGAAACCTATTTATGACAAAACTCGTATGGCTCCACCGTCTAACCAGATTGGGACGGCGATAGGTGTCCAGGGGGATATTACCGGGGCATTTAAGTATGCTGAACCACCAAAGATTTCAAGTGATGCTTTTAATATGTTTAATATCACAATTGAGACAACTAAGGAACTAATGGGTGCGACAGATGCGGTTCTTGGAAACGTTAAGCCTGAGAATACATCGGCGATTATTGCAGTGCAAGAAGCGGCAGCCGTACCTTTAGAAAATATTAAGCGTAGATTTTGGCAGTATATTGAAGATGTCGGAAGAATTTGGCTTGAAATGTGGGTTACATACTACGGAGCCAGGAAAGTTCCAATTAAAATGAATGACCAGGTAAGTCTTGTTGATATAGATTTTTCCATGTTTAAAAACTTTATTTGGAATACAAAGGTTGATGTTGGACCTTCTACGCAGTATTCGGAGATTGCTTCAATTAATGCTTTGGATAGGCTGATAATGAACAAAGATATTGACATTATTGACTATCTTGAACGGATTCCAGAATCAGTGATACCGAAAAAAGATGAACTTATAGCATCGAAAAAGCAGATGATAGAACAGGCCGCACAGCGAGATATAGGACAAGCCCAAGACAACGAACAGGCACAATATGAGCAGATGGCACAATTTCTTGAATCGTTACCGAAAGAAGTACAAAGCAAGGTTTCGTCTTTGCCGCCAGAAGAAATGGAGAACCATATTAAGGCAATGATGCAGCTTAAACCTAGTGAATTACAAGCTCATATACAAACAATGCTAGGAGGTTAGAGAAGGATGGAAAGAAATATTTTATTTGGTTTGCCGCATACAGGGGACTTTTCGTTCCAAACTGTAAACGGCATTTTTACGATGTTAGGGCCTATTTTGGGGGCGAATCCAAAAATCAATATTAACTTCATGATGGTTGGCCACAGCTTAGTTTATGACGCAAGGAACATGATAGCAGAAAAAGCAATGAACGAAGGTTTTACGCATGTATTTTTTCTTGATTCAGACATGGTTGTAACTCCGAATACTTTGATAAAGCTACTTGCTGATGAAAAGGACATTGTTTCCGGCATGGCATTTAAAAGGGTTCCACCGTTTGAACCGTGTTTTTACAAGGAAATTGTTTGGAATGAGGCCAAGCAAAACCATGAGTGCGTAATGATTCCTGAATGGGAAAAGGATTCTTTGGTTGAGATTGCAGCCGTTGGAATGGCCTGTGCTCTTATTAAGACAGAAGTGTTAAAAGCGGTAAAAGAAAAGTACGGTAGTTGTTTCCATCCAGGAAAATCATTGGGTGAAGATATTGCTTTTTGTAGAAGGGCGGTTGATTTGGGCTATAAAATATTTGTAGATACAAGCCTTTCAATCGGTCACGTTGGTAGCTTCGTGGTAACTGACGCACACTGGAGGGCTACATATGAAAATAGTAAGCGGACTACTGGTTAGAAATGAAGAAGGAAGATATTTGGAAAGCGTCTTGCAAGAAGTCTGGAAAGTATCAAACCGGGTTATGGTATTAGATGATTTTTCCGAGGATAATACAGCAAAAATTTGTGAACGGTACGGCTGTGAAATAGATTCATATAATCATTCCTTGTGGGGAAAAGACGAAGTTGTTAGGCGTATGCAGCTATTTAAACAATGCAAAGAAGTATGTAGTCACGGGGATTATATAATGATTATTGATGCCGATGAGATCCCAACAAACATTCATTTATTACCCGAATTTTTAATGCAACTGACAGACAAGTATCCTGCCGTGTATGGTTCAGTGGGATTTCGGCTGTTTGATATGTGGAATCAGTCGCAGTATAGGGATGATAAATACTGGCAAGCTCACTCAAAGATTTGGGAATTTTTAATCAGATACGATTCAAATGCAGAATACGGCTGGCGAAAAACGGCCTTACATTGCGGAAGGTTTCCAGTTTCTCCGGGGCGACAAGTGTTCCTGATGAATGAAATTAAAATCAAGCATATGGGATGGGCTACCGAAGGGGATAGAGTCGTCAAATATGATAGGTACATGAACTATGATTCAGACGGGAAATATGGGGAAATTGAGCAGTACAAAAGCATCTTGGACGATACTCCACATTTGGAGGTTTTTTATGAATAAGTTTTTTAAAATTACTGATGATAGGCTTCATGTAATGGATGATTTTATAGTCCCGGAAGTTTGGTGGAGTCGTCCCTATGAATATGCTTTTGCAAATTATTTTCTGGAATCAAAAGATATAATTCTGGACGCTGGTTGCGGTATAGGCCATCCTTTCAAGTTTTATGCCGGAAAGAGAGTTCAAAAAGTCTATGCCGTAGATTCAAACGAAAATATTCTGGAAAACATTTACGATTCAAACGTTATACCCATTGTTTCTGATATTAAAGACATTCCCATTGAAGATAACACGGTTGATAAAGTCTTTTGTATTTCTGTATTGGAGCATATCGAAGAAGGTAAAGTAGAGATATTAAAGGAGTTTAAGCGAGTTTTAAAAGACGGCGGCAAAGTTATATTGACCTGTGATTACCCGGCAGTAACTCCCGGTGAAATAATAAGCATAGCTGAAAGTGTTGGATTAAGGTCGTTAGGACAATTGAAATATAATCCATTAGACAAATCAAATATAAATTCATCACATGAAATTTATTGCTTTTCTTTAGTTTTGGAGGCGTGAGCGTATGAAAATTTTAATTGGTACAAGCGTAAGGCAGGAAGAAGAAACTTTCAGGTATTATTTGCAGTCTCTTGATAACTTAAAAGTTCCGGCAGGAGTCCAGGCACACAAGCATTTTGTCTTACATAATTGTGATGAACTTATCCCGGTATTGCGCCATCATACGGACTTTGCTACGAGATTGAGTTATGAAAGTTGCAAAACAAATACTGAATATATTAAAGATGAAGAAACTCACCATTGGAAAGAAGAAGCCATACATGAGATTTCAGGAATAAAAAATCATATTTTGGAAAAAGCACGACAAGAAAATTACGATTATATGTTTTTTGTGGACAGCGATCTTATATTACACCCGGATACACTTTGGCATTTAATCAGTCAGCACAAAGATATTATAGCGGAAGTTTTCTGGACAAAATGGAAGCCAACAGAACCAGAAGCACCAAACGCATGGGACTACGACACGTATGCTTTTGCCAGTGAAACTGCAGAGAAGCGATGGGAAGAATGGCGAAATCCGGGCGTATATCAAGTAGGGATGACCGGGGCATGTACACTTTTAAGCAGTAGGGTAATTCAAAATCAAAATGTAAACTATTCGAGGGTTTATAATGTTACCTTCTGGGGCGAGGACAGACATTTTTGTTTGAGGGTAGCTTGCAATAATTTCGGTATATGGCTTGATACTAACTATCCGGCAACGCATTTGTATAGGCCAAGCGAAGTAACTAAATACCGTGAGAATCACCAGATATTAAAGTACATCTAAACAAATTTATAAAAAAGGACTCCTTTAACCGGGAGTTTTTTTATTTTATGCCAAACCAGGCAGGAGGAATTTAAAAATGTCAGACGAATTGAACGTAACCCAACCAGAGGTTACAGAAAACAGTAACTTAGAAACACAAAATACAGAGATTACAAGCGCTGAGAATACCACTCAGGCAGAGGTAAAATCTGAACCTTTTCTTCGGGTGAAATACAATAAGGAAGAAATTGAACTTGATAGGGATAAGGCTATTGAGTATACACAAAAGGGGCTTAATTACGACAAAATCCACGAAAAATTAAGTAAACTTGAAGCCGATCCCCGTATAGGCTTTGTTGACCGGATGGCTAGTAAATTCGGAATGACGCCTGAACAATACCTTGATGCAGTAAAAAGGGAAGAAGAACAGGCCGAAATTAATCAGCTTATACAGCAGAACATTCCCGAAGAATTGGCACAAGAAATCTATGAGAGTCGTAAGTTCAGAGACGATTATCAAAAAATGCAAACAAAATCTCAGGAAGATTCCAGGCGGCAGCAGCAATACGCAGATTTCCTTGAAGCGTTTCCAGATGTTAAGCCGGATACCATACCGGAACAAGTTTGGCAAATGTTTAATCAGGGAACAAGTTTGGTTGATGCTTATACCCGTTGGGATTACAACAACCTGAAAACTCAAGTCAAGGCAAATGAAACCAATCAAAAAAATCAAAGCGCAAGTACAGGAACGGTAACAGGACAAGGCTCACCCGAACACGGTGAGTTTTTTACTATTGAGCAATTAAAAACGATGTCCGAGGCCGACATGATACGGCATTACGACAAAGCAATCAAATCTTATGAACATTGGGCCAAAAATCAAAGGAGGTAAAATTATATGAGTATTCAAAACTTTATTCCTACATTGTGGAGTTCCACCATATTAAAAGAGCGTGACAGAGTGGCTATCGGCGTTAAAAACTGCAACACTGAATGGGAAGGTGACATAAAAAGTAAAGGAGATCGGGTAAAAATTACTTCAATCGGAGATATAACCGTATCGAATTATACAAAAAACAGCACAACCATTACGGTTGAAGAATTGAAAGACGCTTCTACACATCTTGAAATTACTGAATCAAAGTATTTTGCATTTGGTATTGACGATGTTGACAAGGCACAGCAGACACCGAAAGTTATGCAAGAAGCTATGAGGAAAGCTGCCGTTGCGATTGCTAATGTAGCCGACGACTTTGTTTACGGTAAATATGTTGATGCTGGAACTACAATCACACAAGCTTCGTTGACTTCTGCAAATGTTGTTTCGACAATTTCCCAGGCTATGAAAGCGCTTTGGAATAATAATGTTCCCGAAGGTGCTGAAAGAGTTCTGGAAGTTTCGCCGCAAGTTGCTGAAAAAATGGTACTTGCTAAAATCATTCGTGATTATGGCAACAGTGACACTCTTGAATCTGGATATGTTGGGAAATACATGGGATTCAAAGTTTTCGTTACTACCGGCATTGTTCAAAGCGGAACCCTTTCCTATTGCATAGCCAGAACAAGAGATGCTATTACATTTGCAGAACAGATCAGGAACATTGAAGCTTACAGACCGCAGAGTTCCTTCACTGATGCCGTTAAGGGGCTTTGCCTTTATGGAGCCAAAACTATAAGGCCAAAAGAATTAGTGTGCCTTACACTTACAACAGCAGCAGAATCAACTATATAATTCAAATTTTAAAAATGAAACGGAGGAATAGATATGTCAATTACAGCGAGTTCAATTACCGCCTATAATACGGCTTCAACTTTAACCTTCTACGCAGGACAGGCTTCTATGGATATTGATATGGACGAAGCAGACAGCGATAAGGTGTTATTGATTGTCCAGAATACAAATGATGCAGCCAATGTTGAAACAGCTACAATTACCGTTGCCGCCGGGGATTTCATCGGTTCGGCTGCCGGAGCTATGACCGTTAATGTTCCTGATAATAGTGCTTTTATGACGGTGGGTCCACTGGAAGGACACAGATTTAAAAACAGCGCATCAAAGATTGCCTTTACCGTCGCTGTAACTCAGTCTGGTACGGTATCAAGCGTTAAATTTGCAGTTGTAAAAGTACATTAAAAATTAAACAAATTAATCGGGGGGCTTCACGGCTCCCCATTTTTTTGTGAAGGAGGGCTTTTTATGTTTGAACTTACAAGATATTCAAGGGGTTCAGCTTCAACGGTTATAAATGGATTGAGCGCAAGTTCTACATCGTCTGAAATTAGCTGTGAAGGATTTAATTCTTTGTTGGTTGACTTAGATGTTACAAGTGCCGGAACTGTCAGCGTTACACTAAAAGGCTGTCCAGTAACGGGGGGTACTTTCAAATCAGTATATAATCCTTCGGGAGTATTACAGACAATAACGGCAACAACAGTAAGTTTGATAACAACATTTACACCAATTACGCCTTATTGCAAAATTGCGGTAACGGTGACAGGAACGCCTACCCACACAATAACAGTAACGCCAGTAAATTTATAAACGAGGTGGAATATGAAATTTTTCGGAGAACCTGGGCTAATAGTAAATGATTCAGAAACAAATAGGCCGCTGTTCAAGTTTGATGAAAACGGCGAGTTTGATACAAAAGATTTTATGCTTGAATTTGAAAAAAAGCTTATTGACCGGATAAAGGTTTATTTTAGACACGAAGAAATGCCCGAAGCTGAAGCTGTGGTGGACAACGTAACTAGAGTGGTTGAAACGCCAGAGTTTAAGTGTAAAAAATGCAACGAGGTATTCACAAATCAGGGTGAGTTTTTGGCTCATCACAGAACAGCTCATAAAAAGGAGGTTGATTCAGTTGACAATTCAAACTAAACGGTACAATAAAGACGGCGTTGTAAGAGAAGGGCAAGTCTGGGATACTGACATGACCTTTACAAGCGATGCTTTTGTCGATTTTGAAAGCGGTACAACCTTGAGATATAAAGGGCAAACAGTTGATGCTATAAGTTCTTCTATTGGCACAAATGCAACGTCAATTTCGACACTAAGTTCGTCAATTGCGGTACATAGTGTTTCTATTTCTACCATTAGTTCGTCAGTATCTACCATTAGTTCGTCAATTAACGTGGCTACTACAAGTGACGACACAACAGTAACACAGCAAGTAACAAGCTTGGCGAGTACAGTGCTGAAAAGCGAATTGGATGCTACGCTGAAAGGCAGGACTACAAACGGCTACGATGCAAACACAAAACTACTCCTATATTTCGAGGGGGCAGATGCTTCTACAACATTTACAGACCAAACAGGCAAAACGGTAACTCCAAGCGGAAATGCACAGATTGACACAGCTCAAAAGCGTTGGGGTACATCATCAGGATTGTTTGATGGTACAGGGGATTATTTGACTGTTACTGATGCAAATAGTGATTTGGATATTGGTACGAGTGATTTTACAATTGAGTGTTGGTTTCGGTTTAATAGTGTTGCAACCGCTCAGTGTCTTATTGACTTTAGACATGCGGAACCAGAAGTTGCACCAAGTATATGGTTAGACACAGCAAAAATCACTTACTACGTAAATGGTGTAATACGAATACAAGGAACCATAACTTTATCACCAAACGTTTGGTATCATATAGCTATTTCAAAATCATCAGGGGTTGCTAAATTATTTATTAATGGTAATCAGGACGGGGCAAGTTATACTGATGCTAATAACTATATTTCTGTTGCTGATATTAATATTTGTAGAGATTATACTAGCACTAATTTTGTCAACGGCTGGCTTGACGAACTACGCATAAGCAATTCAGCACGTTACACAACAACGTTTACGCCATCAGGACTCAACCTACTACACACAGAACCACAGCGTTTCAGTAGCGTTGGGAAGAATCTGTTTGATGGGCGTTTGGTATATGGATATTACAATCTTGCTGATGGGACATTTACGGCTAGTTCAGATAATGTTGCGTCAAATGCCCAAATTAGGGTTAAACCTAGCACAACCTATCGCATCAAGTCAACAAGTGATGCCTCATACACTTACAGTATCTATGAATATGGGGATGGAGGGTATAATTCAAGAATTGCTAATAATGCAACACAATTCACGACTAGTAGTTCAGCGAATTATATCAAATTCCACACAACCGGCACAGGACAAAATAACATATCATCAACGATTCAAGTGGAGGAAGGCAGTAATATAACGACTTACGAAGCCTACACCGAAACATCAGCCATTGCCCCTGTAACACTGCGTAGCGTAAGCGATTCGATATATGATACGTTTGACGGTAACACGGGGTTGCATACACAAAATGTAGCCTATGACAGCGATATAAGCAGTACAGACTATGATAGTTATTATACAGGCTATACAAATGTTGATGTGGTCAAAACTACGGCTTTTTCCAGTGCAGTAGCAGGAACAACTGGAGTCGATGCAAAAACAAGATATATTGACAAAAATAACAAAGAGTTGATAGAGGTTTCTCAGGCTAATATTGACCTTACAGGTAGCATTGGAAAGTATTACTACCACACCGATAAGACTATCTGGATTATTGTCGCAAAAGGTGCGCATGCCAATATTGCGGCGGCTAGGACAGCATTAGGCACGACAAAGATGGTGTATCAATTAGCAACGCCTGTATTGACGCAGTATTTCCCGAATGCACTTACGGCAGAACCAAACGGGACTATTGTTGTGGAGCCTTTTATTAGCGAAGTAGTTGCTTATGGAACAGCAAGCGCAGCTATTTTGACAACGACACTTCCGATCAGCAGCTTAGTTAAAGTTGATAAAGTAACTATTACAAACGATGGAAGTGCTGTGCTTACTCCTGTCAGTATAAGTTCATGTACGGTAGCCGCCGGTGGATTGACTTATGAAATTTCCGGAGCGGCAGAAAATGAAATATATAAGCATGGGTACACCTATGTTGGTTTAAGCAATATTCCGAGTATGACATATTCACTTGGAGAAAGCACCAAAGCAAGCATTGAAGGCTTAATGTCTCAAGTATCAAATTTAGACGAAAAAATTGAAGCTTTGGCGGCGTATGTCAAAACGCTAACGTGAGGGTGGTGATATATTGCCTGATTATAGAGATGGTCAATTTAGTGGAAATCCCCGGTGGAACGATATAATTATAACCGGAATGGCTTTAGGTGCTGGTGCTTCTGCGCCGGATTTGGTGACTCTAACATCGAGTATTGTAGCTTACGGATTTGACGGGAACGCTACGTCTGAGCAGTTGTTTGGAACCTTTGAAATTGACCACAGTTATAAGAATAATTCTGATGTAAAACCACATATACACTGGAGTCCGTCAACCGTTAATGCTGGAACAGTAAGTTGGAACCTTGATTATTGCATATTAAAAGCCAATTCACAAGTAACATCAAGCGTAACCCTAGAAAGAGTCTCAACGGCAAGCGGAACGGCAACTTACATGCAAATTGACAGTTTTGGTACAATTAACGGACAAGGAATAACGATTGGGGACCATATATCATTTAGAGTCTACCGAAAGCCAAATCAAGACACATATCCTGATGATGCTATTCTTTTAAGTGTAGGTTTGCATTATCAATCTGATTCAATCGGTTCAACACGAGAGTTTATAAAATAAGGCGGTGGTAAAATGTCTGTTACGGCGCAACAAATATTTAATGCCGCTATGGATTTACTGGACGAAAGAAATTCAAGCGGTAGTTTTACAACTTCAGACATTCAAGCTTACGAGTATCGTGCGCCCAATATATTGACGATGGCGCAGGCTGAACTGATTGAACAAGGGGAAATTTTTAGCAATTATGAAGTTACAAATTCTCCTGTTTTAAATCAGCTTGGGACGATGTTTGATGTAGTTGAATTTACTGGTACGGACTTAAACTATACAGCCAATGCTAGCAAAGCATATTATTTTGAAGTGGATTCCGAGGCTACCGTTTATATTGAGGAAAGCGTAAGCGGATCGTGGAATACACTTACTACTATATCAGTACCTAATACTGTTTCGGACTTTACGGCTTATAGCGGAGTTATCACTGCATCAGTCTCCACATCAGACATCAGAATAAGATTTAGCGGCAGTTATTTTTATAGGATTCGTAACATTGCTTTGTTTGAATATTCTTTTCAAGCAAGCAAGATTCCAGTTTATAAGCCGTGGGTCCCTAAAAGTATGCCATCCGATTTTAAAAGTATTGATAAAATTGTGCAAGAGGATTCCGAGTTTTACATCAAGCAAGGGGATTACAAATGGGAAGAAAAAAATAAATTGTATGTTTCGTATGATTTCGAAGGAAATATACGGATTGTGTACCATCCCATACCAACGGTGATTACTGCATTGTCAGATACGCTTCAAGTTGACGATGTAACCGCATTTACCGTTATGCCATACTTGTTGGCTACAAAGTTAATACTTGACGAGAATCCTGAATTAGCATCATATTTTAATCAGCGATACACGGAAATGAAAGCACAGGCGACACGGAAGAAACCAGAAGGTGAATTACCAATGAAAGATTTTTATGGAATAACTGATATGACAGGAGCGTGATCCGAATGGCAATAGTTCCAAAGAGAGAACAGTCAACGCCTACACGCATTAATAAATTTTTGGGCTTAAACGAATCGTCGGACGGTGACACAGAATTATTGCCAGGCGAGTCCCCTTCGATGGTAAATTTCAGGGTAACTGATGGCTACAAATTGGCGAAGCGTGAAGGTTATGAATTACTTTTTGACACCGGAACTTCTTCTGCAATCCGGGGAATGTGGCATGGCGAAATAAATAACGTTGAGAAACTTTTAATATCTTGTGCCGGAACACTTTATAATTACAGCCTAACATCATCAACGAGTAGTGTTGTTGCTTCTGTGGCTAATAACACTACTTCGTTTTTTTCTTTTAGTAATAAGGTTTACATTTTAGATGGCACAGAATATAAGAGTTATGATGGCTCGACATGTATTGCCGTTGTTGGATATGTCCCTTTGATTGCAATTGATACGCCGCCCACGGGTGGAGGTACAGACTATGAGCAAATTAATGTTTTGACGGGAAAGAAACACCAGCAATTTGATTGTAACGGTACAAGTTCGGTTTATACTTTAGCTGAAGCAAATATTACTTCTGTTGATGCGGTATTGTATGCTTCTAATACTGTTTCCACGGCTAGTTATTCAGTAAATCTTACAACGGCAGCCGTTACATTTACTACTTCTTCAATTAGCGGATGGGCCAGTGGAGAGAATAATATTGACATTTACTGGACGAAAGGGACAGGCAGCCGACAGATTGTAACTGCAAATTTATACTCCATGTACTTTGGTGGGGATAATGACACGAGAGTTCATTTGTGGGGGAATACCAGCAATCAAAATACTATTATATATAGTGATTTAGCTGATGGGGTTCCCAGTGCTGAGTATTTCCCTGCATTGAATTATAGCCAGGTAGGTTCAAATGAGTTTGCCGTAACTGATGTTGTAAGGCAGTATGACAGGCGATTGATTTTTACCGAAAGTGATTCCTGGTACAGTTCTTATTATGCTACTACGGACGACAACGGGAATAAATTGGTAAGCTTTCCGACTTATCCACTAAATCAGGTCAAAGGGAATAAGGCTGCCGGGCAAACAAGAATCATCCAAAATAATCCGGTAACTGTGTTTGATGGGATTTACGAATGGGTAGCAACGAATGTCCGGGACGAAAGAAATGCAAAACTTATCAGTAAAAAAATTCAACCTTCGTTAAGTGAATTGAGTTTACCGACTGCGATAACCTACGATTGGGAAGAAAAAAGTGAGTATTGGATTTGTATAGGGTCAACGGTTTTCGTATGGCACTACATCAATGATACCTGGAGCAAGTTTGATAATATTCCTGCAAAATGCTTTTTAGTAATTGCCGGTGAAATGTATTTCGGATCTTCTACCGGAAAAGTCTACAAGTTTGATTCGGCTTTAAGGGCCGATGTAAGCACTTCGATAACTGCAAGTTGGGAATCGGGTTTCCTTGATTTTGGGGCAGAATTCTTGAAAAAATATATAAATATGCTGTGGGTGTCAATCAAGCCTGAAGCGCAAAGCTTCGTTGATATTACTTACGAGACGAACAGGGACGAGACAAGCGGAACCTATACGGCAGAGTATCACCTAGCAACATTTGATAACATGAATTTTACGAACTTTTCATTTAACACGAATTACAAGCCACAGATATTTAGATTCAAGATAAAGGCTAAAAAGTTTGCTTATTTTAAGATCGTACTGGAAAATGATAGTGCCGTGGACACGGTAACAATTCTGGATTTAACTTTCAAGAATAGATTTGGTGGAGAAATTAAATAGAAAGGAAGTGAGTGGATGAGTACATTTGCAACGTGTACGGCTTCAGTCAATGTTATTGCGCTTTTATCGGATCTGCCGAATGATACAGACGGTTTGACGTCAGCACAATTAAAAGCCAGATTTGACCAGGCTGGCAGCGATATTAAAACTTTTATAAATAGTTCTTTGATTTCTCAGTTGGAAAATTCATCATCAACGGCATCAAGCGGTGCTTCAAGAGTAGGATTTAAAAGTGCTTATGCTTCTGATCTTCAAAATGCAGTCGATTATATTTACAATGCCGGAAGTGGGACTATCCCGCCGGACGCTTCAATAACAAACGCAAAACTTGTAGCCGATATAAAAGTCGGTAGTTTGGCATCTGTTACGTCCAGCATTGCAGATACTTCAAGCGTGGTAGCCGTAATAAATGAATCAATCGGTGATACTAAGACTTCAATCTCAAGCGTTACGGGGTCTTTGGCAACGTTAACTGCTTCGGTTGCTACACATACGGCATCTACTGGACACCTTGACGTTGTATTGACCACTCAAGGGGACATTGCATATAGGGACGGAACGGGACCTCAAAGATTGCCAAAGGGTACGGCTTACAATGCACTGATAATGAATTCAGGTGAAACAGCTCCGTCGTGGGCAAGTTCTTTACAAAGTTTGATTGCGGCGGCTGGCGATATAATTTATGGAAGTGCAGCGAATACACCGGCTAAATTGGCGAAGGGTTCTGATGGACAGTTTTTAGGTTTGTCGAGTGGAGTGCCCCAATGGCAGACACCAGTGCAAAGTGCTTACGGAACATATTCAGGAGATGATACTAACCCACGAAATATTGCGCTAGGAATATGGGCTAGGTTTTTAATTTTACATGAAAGCGGTACTAATCAAGTGTTTATAACGTTTCTACCACTTACATACGGAATTTGCCTGGATGGTTCAGGATATGGTTACGGTGCGACTGAAAGCTATCCCTATATATCGGGAACTAATCTGGTTGTTTCAACAGGACATAGCAATATTAATCAATCAGGAAAAACATATTCATATTATGCAATAGGTTAGGAGGGTACTGAATGTTATTAATAATAGATAAAAATACAAAAAAAGTAATAAGCAACAACGGAACTAATTCAAGATTTCCTGATGGCAATATCCCAAATGTTGAACTAAAGGACAGCGAAGAAGCCTTACGCATACATGACAATTCAGAAATAGCACAAAAAATTATGACAGCTAATAAATTCGATTTGGTATTCGATGGTGAAACTTTGGTTGACATTAACGTTTTAAAAACTAACGAACGGGCCGTTGCCGAACATGCTCAATCAAATGAAGCAAAAAAAGAAAAGATTAATGCTGAATTAAAAGAACTTGATATTGAGATCCCTAGAATCGTCGAGGATATTATTGAACAGGGAAAATTTAACATCCATGCCAGTAAAATGGAAAACGTAAATCGTAAAAAAGAACTAAGACGACAGCTACAATTATTATTATAGTTAGGAGGGGAAGATATGGCGAGTCCGTATGAAGATCCGAACAGTGCTGAATATAAAGCCTATTGGCAAGCTGAAGCGCTAAGACCTATACCGCCGATTAAAAAAAAGGCTGCCGTTGTATCGGACACCATAAAAGAAAACACTAATGAAGTTCTTAATGTCAATCCGAATAAAGGCACGAAAAAAGAAATTTCGGCAGAAGTTCCGAAACTTGTTAATTATGATCCGAATTCTTTGTCAAAACCGGGGGCATATGACGAAGCCAATAACATTAATAATCTCATGGAAATGCGGAAACAACAGGCTAAAGCAGCATTACAACAAAAATATGATACGGTTATGTCCGGGTTGGGTGCAGAAGAACAGAAGGTTCCTGGCGTGTATTCGGCACAAAGAAGTAATACTACGGCACAGAGTATGCTAGGCGCAAGAAATTTTGCAGAGTTTATGGCGAATCGCGGACTCACTAATTCAGGAGCCAACGCACAGGCCGAACTTGCTAGAAATATGTCATTGCAACGGAACATAGGCGCATTAAGAGCAGGAGAAGCAGAGGCACTTGCTGATATTGCCAGAAGGAAACAAGAGGCACAGGCAAATTATGCTTCGGGGATAGCTGCGTCTGATGCTGAGATCGGGGCAGATACGGCAAAGGCTTTACTCGATTCAAGGCGGCAGCAGTATCAAAATGAATTGAATCAATATTATCAGGACAGAAATTTTGGCTTACAGATGGCGAATCAGCAGAATGATGTTGCTAAATATTTAAATGAACTAAAATATGGTCGGGATATTACTCAAGATGAAACTGCTTACAGTAGGAGCAGAAATGCTTTAGCTGATACCAGATATGATGAAGAAAAAGGATATAACCGTGGACAGCAAGCCTTTGATAATCAGTTGAAGGTGAATGCCGATTACAGACAGGGAAATGCCGATTACAGGCAGGGGCAAGCTTTAGAATCTTCTTTGGAAACGGAAAAATTACAAAGGATCGGTTTAGCTTTAGACCAGAAAATAAAGCAATATGGATTGGACAAAACTATGCCGCTTGAAACACAAAGGGCAGAACAATTGTTGTCAATAGGTAGGGCAGATTTGGCGGCTAAAGAATACGAGAATAGTATTGCGCCTGAGAAATTTAAGCTTGAAATGGAAAAAATCAGAAATGATATTGCGGCTACAAATAAACAGATTGATATTTCACAGCAAAACGCCAATACTTCTTCCGGGAATTTTAAATTGAATCAGGATGAGTTTCAAGCAAAGAAGGATGCTGGGTATTTTGAAAAAAGTCAAGTTGATGAAGAATTGAAAAGAGCTACTCTTGCAGACAAAAAGCTAAATGACACGATTACAAAGTTAAATAAATTATATGTGTCAGAAGATGACATGGGCGTTATGAACGTAACTGGCGATAAAAATGCGCTGGCACTGGCGATTGTAAATTCAGATCTTGACGAAAAAGGACAGAATTTTGCTTTTGCATATTATGGATTGCCTTTGCCAAAACAACCAGAACAACCAGGGGGTTTAAATTGGGGCAAAAAAACAGAAACGTTCATAGGCGGGAAAAGTTTCAAACCATTTGGCAGTAAATAGGGGGTGGATAAATGGGATGGAAGGAAGAAAGGTTAAAACAGATCCAAAGCATAGATTATAATAGCATTGGAACAACACCTACCCAAAGCAAAGATGCGGCGAGTTCTTCTGGCGTTATAAATACTCTGGATTCAATTACTTCTGGACTAAAAGCATTTAACGAAAATCCTATATCTAAAGGTGTTAATGCTTTGGGATTGGGATTACAAAAAGGAACTGGAGTAAGTTTCCTAAACAAACTTTTAAATCCGGAAGTCGAAGCGCAATATGATGAACGCCGAAAAGAATATCCTATTATTTCTAAAGCTGGTGAGATTGGTGGCTATGCGTTGCCGTTTTCTGCTGCCGGTAAAGTTGTAAGTAAGTTACCGGGACTTGCAACTAAGGCCACAACACTAACTGGTAAAATAGGACAAGGTGCGGCTAAAGGTGCTTTAGAGGGAATTATTGTTGGCGGTGCTATGGGTGGGATTGATGCCGGAATAGATTATGCACAAGGTAAAGGAACTGCTGGAGAAATAGGGCAAAAGGCATTAACCGATGCCGCCGTTATGGGTACGGGTGGTGCTTTTTTGGGTGGGTTAGTTCCTGCCGTTGGAGCTGGTATTAATAAGTTGGGTACAAAATTTGCTACAAATCAGGCATTAAACCGCATTAATCAAACATACCAGAATTTATCCCAACAAGGAATTTCGGGATTCAATCCAAACGTCACACCACCACCTACCGTTGGGAACTTACCAAATACTCAGCAATTTATCGTATCGGGTCAGCAAACGGTAAATAAGACACTGAAAGAAAAGGCCCTTTCGAAATGGGATAATTTTTACCGGAATTGGGTAGATAATGCAAGTGATTTGAATAAATTCAGCAAAGCCGCTGGCCCAAAAGATACTACATATCAAACGGCTATGAACGCCAAAAAGGTAAGCGGTACGGTAGAATATATTATTAATAAAAACCTTGTTGACAAAAACGGAAATAATTTGGGCGAAGGATTAAAAACAATAGCGCAAGACATACCCAAAGATAAAGAATTAGCATTTTGGGATTATATGCTTCACAAACACAATGTCGCAAGGGTAAGAGAAGGAAAGCCAATTGACTTTACAGATGCTAATGGTAATTTAATTTCGTTTACTTCTCAAGATTCACAGAACATGGCCAATCAATATGCACAGGCAAACCCTGAATTTGTTCAATTATCAAAACGTGTGAATGATTTTTTGACTAAATTTAGTGATGCCTGGAGAAAAGATACCGGGCTTACAACTGATACTTTGCTTGCCGAATTGAGGAAAAAGTATCCCGACTATATCCCGACACAAAGGCAGTTTAGCGAATTAGAAAAAGGAAGTGTAAACGGAGCCAGAAAGGGATTTGTAGACCAACCAAGCACAATAGATACCGCAACCGGATCTGACAGAAATGTAATAAACCCACTCGAAAATATAATGAACCTTGTAAATCGTACCGTAAGAACCGCAAGAAGAAATGAAATCGGGCAAAAAATAATTGAAGCAATCCAGAAAGATCCCAACAAGTTAAAAGGGTATGCAGAAATTGTACCTGATAACTTTGCTACGCCTCAAGAATGGCGACATTTTCAAAAGGGGGATATGAGCCTTGACAATATGGTTACGGTTAGAGTTGGGGGCAAAGAAGTAAATCTGATGATTAATAATAAGGAATTTCTTGACACAATCAATGGAGCTGCGAATTCTAATATGGATAGCAAATCTTTATTGAATTTTTCAAACAAGCTATTTAAAGGGCTTATAACCCAATACAATCCTATATTTGCAGTTCGTAACGTTGCAAGAGACATTCCGTCATCATACATTTATGGTTCAACAAAAAATCCTTTTAAATTTGGGGCTGATTTATACCGGGCCAGTAAAGAGATGCTAAAAAAGAATTCGACATTATATGAACAATATCAAGCGTTGGGCGGTAAAAGTTCTAATTTCTTTTCTCCTGCTGAATCAACACTTTACAAAGAAGCTATGCTGAAACCTAACGGTATAAAAGAATTGCCCAAGACTGTTTTAAAGAAGATTGAGGGCTTTAATAATTTTACTGAGACATTGCCAAGGTTTGCAGAATATCAAAGGGTTATTCGGGCAGGAGGAACACCACAGGAGGCATTATATAAAGCCGGTGAAGTCACTGTAAATTTTGCTAGAGGTGGAACAAAGGCAAAGAATATTGATGCTAAACTCGTACCGTATTTGAATGCAAGCATACAGGGCCTTGACCGATTTGCAAGAGGTGTTATAAATAATCTGGGCGGGATGGCAATTAAAGGATTAACGGCAATAACAGCACCTACAATTATTCAAGAAGTATGGAACCAAACAATTGACCCGGAAGGATATAAGGCACTTGATAATCGTACCAAAGATAACTATTTTGTATTCGCCACCGGAAGTAAAGATGCGCCTTTTATTAAGGTTCCTAAGTCGAGAGAGTTGGCGGTGTTGTTTAGTTCATTATTCCAAAGGCTTTACAGGGCAAGCAAGGGAGAAGAAAACTCTTTTAAGGGATTCTCAAATACAGTAGCAACAAATTTTTCACCTACGAACCCGATTGAAAATAATATGTTTAGTCCTATTTACAACCTTAAATCAAACAAAGACTTTGCAGACAGGCCAATTGTTCCAGAATATATGAAGCAATTATCACCAGGATTACAGTATGACGAAAAGACAAGCGCACTGGCTAAAGAAATTGGAGAAAAAGCAAACCTATCGCCGAAGCAAATTGACTACATAATCAAGTCTTATACCGGAGTAATTGGACAATTAGGTATTCCGGCAATGGCTGAAAAAGGAAATGCTGTAAAAGCTATAAAAACGCAATTTGTATCAGACCCGGCATATAGCAACCAAAGTATTACCGATTTTTACGACAATCTTAACAAGCTACGAACAGCAGCAGCAGACCGGAACGCAAAAGAAAAGTTACCGTCTAAGTTTGTTACTCCTGAAGAAAAAGCACGCAATACATTTGAGAAACGATCAGAAACCATGTCAAAAATTCGTAAGTCAGTTAAAAACGGCACAGAAGAAGAAAAAAAGGATGCACAAATACGTATCAATAAAATTGCGGCTAATGTGAATGATGTTTATAAAAATTTGAAGCTGCCTAGTCTCAAAAAATAATCCACGGAGGTAACTGGGATGGACATTGCTACTTTCGCACAATACGGAGCATTAGGCGTATGTTTATTCGTGGCTTATAAGGCCATAGCAAAGTTGTATGACGACATGCGATCAGACAGTCAACAGCGTGAAACTAAGCTTATGGAACATTTGGACAAGCAAGCCGCAACAATGCAGGACATTTCAAATACCCTACAAAGCATGGATAATAGGATTTGCAAGCTGGAAAGCAAAAATTCAAATGTACCTACAATATAGAACAGTAACGTCTCATACTCCTCAATGCTCCCTTCTGGGGGCTTATTTTTTTTGACTTTATATTGTAATTTTGGTATGATGAATTTGTTCGCTGGAACGCTAAAAACATCAGTCTCCGTGGAAAGTTACTGATGTTCTTATAAAAGATTCATGACGACTTTTAAGTTGTATTTATATTTTATCACGAATACAATCAAATCGTCAATATAGTATATGCGTTCTTCTGAATAAACATTCAAAGGAGGATTTTTATGAGTGACAGGCTATATGATAAACGGATAGATTGCTTTTTTAGGTTAGAAAACGAAATTATAGACAATAACATATTAAGAGGATTGGAGTATTCGGTATATGTAGTTTTGTGCCGATATGCGAATAATAACGACGGAGCATTTCCGAGTTACGAAACAATATCAAATAAAGCAGGAATAAGCAAGCGGCAAGCTATCCGAATTGTAAAAATATTAATAGAAAAACAATTATTAGAGAAAGTTACAAGGAAGAAAAAAGGCAAGAAAAATAACGAAACTAACGTATATTATATACTAAGCGCAAAAGATTTAGGTAGTGACTCACAGTCACCAGGTAGTGACTCACAGTCACCACCACATAGTGACTCACAGTCACCCATAAAAAGAACTAATTCTTTTATAAATAAAAAAGGAAAAAGTGATTCCAGTTACAAAAATAAAAGCCCCAATCGAGACCCAAACTATGCAAATTTTGACCAGAGAGAATATACTGATGAAGATCTTGAAAAATATTATATTAATGAATAGCCATATTGCCGGCATCGGGAAATTGGTTCCGATCTTAATGTCGGTAGCAAAGGACATATATGTCCCTACCAAAACGGCCAGAATCTTTTCTTCTTTTCCGGTTCTTTCAATCTAATTAATTCATCAATAAGCTTATTCATTTGTTGCCGCATTTCAGCCTTTTCTTCTTCTAGTTTTGTCACGTAATTTTCTAGGCCAGTAACGTATTTTTCTTCATATTGGTTCATACCAACTTGTCGATTCACTTCTGGTAAGTTGCCGTCAATTTCCTTCAATCCGACTCTGGAATCCTTCATTAATGCTTCAAAAGCAGGTAAACCTTCCGCAAGTAAATATGTTTTTTTGTCACGGATAATCACGTAAGGCGCAATTTCTGGAAATTTCAAATAATTGTGTACGGTTGTTTTGGTTGTACTAAACTTTTCATACAAGTGTCTTACAGAATAATCATTCATATATATTCCTCGACTCTCTAAGAGTTATTTTTTATTCACACATTACATTATGTTGCATAATTTTAAGGAAATTTATTGCCATGCCACAATTTGTTAACTTTAACTGTCGAATATTGTCTATCACTGTCAAATGTCGCAAAACTTGTCAAAACTTTGTCATTGAAACGATTACAAAATTGATATATATTGTCGGATATAACATAATTTGTGTGGGGGTGGTTGTGTGCAAGTAGCGTTTATTAGTTTTCCAGACCCAATCAAAACAATTCCCTATTATTATGACGGGGAAATACTTTACATTAATTCTTGCTGTGGAACATTGCCTGAAGTAACTTTAATTGCTGAGTCAAAACATTTTCAGGAACATTATAAAGTTCAGCCAGGTATTTAATTGCTTGGGGTTCTTTCATAGACCGCTCAATTATATTGTTTATTACTTCAGATGCCGGAGGATTCAAAACCTCCTGCCTGTTATTGGTACGGATAAGAATATAATCGATGGAAACACCATAAAAGTTCGCTAACATTTCAAGCGTACCCGTCCGGAAGTCAATGTGACCATTTTCATACTTAGAAATATTTGCTTGAGAAACACTTAGCGTTTGTGACAACTGTTCCTGTGTTAAATGCTTTTCATTGCGCAATTCTTTTAACCTATTCACTACTTTTATATTGTCCATAATAATCACCCTTCTTAATTATATAATTCCTTGCGTGAATATAAAGCTTTATGCCTACTAAGAATATTATTTCAAAAAAAATTAAAAATATTCTTGACTTATTCACCGAATGAATATATAATAGACTTACAATTATTCATTAAACGAATAAAGGAGCTTTGAAAATGAAAACTTCCATTAAGCAATACAGACTCAAAAACGGCATAACGCAACAGGAATTAGTTGACATTCTTGGAATCAAACAGGGGACGTACTCCAAAAAGGAAAACGGGCTTGTAAGATTCTCACTTGAAGAAGCTAAAACTATTGCTGACCACTACAACACTTCAGTAGATGCCATTTTTTTTGAAGAAAATTATTCATAGCACGAATATTCACAAGACAGATTGTAATGTATTTCCAAAGTAGAAGCAATATAAAGTTTTAACAAATATTTCATTTCTTTTAGGGTAGTAAATCAGCAAATTGCACAATTGAATAAGATCGGAAAATAAAGCAATGCAGTTCTTTGACAAATACTAACGTGCACTAAAACATTACAGGAACCACTTCAACAGTTATATGACAGCCAGCTTATACGACGAACCTACTAGAGGGGCGTATGCCACAAAAAGAGCGTATAGAAGCTGTAATTGCTTTATTACATCACAGGAGGGATTTTATGAAAATTAAAGTCAGCGATATAGTATTTCGCGAAGATTTATATCCAAGAATAACACCTGATGCGACATTAATTCAGAAATATGCAGAAAATATAGAAGTATTGCCACCGATTGAAATTAATCAACACAACATTTTAATTGACGGATACCATAGGTGGACAGCACACAAAAAAGCCGAAGTTGAAGAAGTTGATGCTTTGATTATACAAACGAAGTCCGAAGCTGAGTTGTTTGCTATGGCTATTGAAAAAAATAGCAAACACGGTCAGCAGATGAACGAAAAGGACAAAAAGAAATCTGCTATTAGGCTTTATGGTGCAGGAACCGGAATTGAGAAAGATGAAATCGCAAAAATATTGTCCGTAAGCAAAAGAACGATAAGCGGCTATTTGACGGACATAGACAAGCAGATACGAGAAGAACGGAAAGAAAAAGTGTTTGATATGTATATGCGGTGCTATTCGATGGAAGAAATTGCAGCAGAAATGAAAGTTACAAAAGAAACAATTTCTAAAGATGTTTGTCAGATTTCAGAAGATGTTCTTAAAACTGACAAAGTTATTGCCGAATATCTCGACCAAGATTTTATACCGCCGCTTTATAATATATGGAACTTTGCTAGATGTTCGAACAACGTTGAGCATTTTGGACAAACTGAAGTAAGGATCGTTGACAATTTAATTTACCTATACACAAATCCTTTTGATATTGTTCTTGATGTGTTTGCAGGCGGTGGAAGTACGATTGATATTTGTAAAAAGCGTTTAAGGCGATATTACGTTTCTGACCGAAAGCCAATTCCAGAGAGAGAGAAGGAAATAAGAAAACTGGACGTTTGCGAATCATTACCAGAACTAAACAAAAGATGGTCTGATGTTACTCTTACATATTTAGACCCGCCATACTGGAAACAGGCTGAAAATCAATATAGCACTGACAAAGAAGATTTAGCAAACATGTCATTAGATGAGTTTACCAATAAAATATGTGGAGTAGTAAATCGCATAGCAGAAAAACAAAGCAAAGGTGTAATCGCACTGATAATACAACCAACGCAATGGAAATCAGAAAATAAACAATTCACAGACCATGTTTTTGACATTATTAAAGGTGTAAAAAACAAAAACCTAGCTTTGGAGAGTCGTGTATCATGTCCATATTCAACACAACAATGCACGCCACAACAAGTAAATTGGGCGAAAGAAAATAAAAAACTTCTTGTATTGTCAAGAGAACTGATAATTTGGAGGTTTGTATGAGTCAAGTAAAAATTAGATATGACGGCAAAGGTTCTGAGTTTGGTGATATGCACAGAAAATTACCGTCTTATTGCGGAATGTTCGATATTGATAGAATGTCTGCTGTCGCCACAATTCACCTAGAACTTAAAAATCAAGACGTAGGATTTATTGAATACCGTACAAACTTTGAAGATAATAGCATAAAATTTGTTGCGATGTTTGAGGTTAAATACAAAGACAGTGAACATGTCCAAAAAGCAATGCAAGTCAAAACTGGCACATCTGTTTTTGCACAAGTGAAAATGGCAGAAACGCTAAATTGTCGTTACTTTATGGTTATTGCAACAGAAGGCAAGAATCCATTTACATTCTACGAACACTTAAAAGATGAAGGATTTAAAGAAATTGGAATCCTTGATTATGATAACAATAACAAAGAGTTTATGGTTAGAAGATTTTGGAATGAAATAAATTTATTATAACAGAGGAAAAGCACTCAGCACGCAGGGGTGCTTTTCAATTTAATAAGGAGGCGAATAGAAATGAAAGCATATAAAGGATTTAGCGTAGACAGCAACAACAATTTAGATTGCAGAGGATTTAAGTTCAAGGTTGGCGAGGAAATTACACAGCCGAAGCGAAGGGAGCCGATAAGGCAAAAGAATTAATTGGCGGATACTTAAAAAAACACGCTTGGTTTGATGCTTGTAAAATTTGGTGGAGTAAACTATCTGTGGAAAACAAGAAAATAATTATGGAAATACCTAATTTTGATGTAAGTGTTTTCGAAGAAATAACCGGAATTAAAACAAATCAGGAGGGTTGAAAAATGCTTAAAAATTGCATAGAAAAGGAATTGGGCTTTGTCCTAACTGATGAAGCCTTTAAATTTGCCGTAGAAGTAACTGCAAACGAAATTGAAACATTTGTACTTAATATGAAACAGCCAAGCAATGGAATGATTTACAAAAGCATAGTAACCGCCGCCAAATGGTACGTGGAAGGAGGATGGCTATGTATGGTAGACCAAAGCGAAACGTTGCATTAAAGAAAAATCTAATAGGTAGCGTGTTTTTTGTTGGATGCGGAGTGATAGGAATAGTCGGGAACATATTTTTGAATGAATATACAGGAAATAAGCCGCTTGAAACGTACCTTTTACATGAAGTAGCTGGCAGAAACGCAATTGAAAAGGCATATGCCGCCGAAAAAGAAACATTAGCAAAGGTAATAAACGACAAAACCTATGTTGTAAACAAGCTTGACGACCAAAACAGAAGTTTGACTGACCTTATAAGCCGTGGAAACGAGCGAAAAACTAAACCTATACTGGATTATAGCAAGTTATCAGCACCACGTTACATTGTTGAATTGATGGAAAGAAAAAGCGCACAACACGGGTTTCCGTCAATTGCTACGGTATATTGTATAGCGGCTTATGAATCAAGATTTGACCCGACGGCACACACGGTAACAAGTAGGGAAGATTCAAGGGGGCTGTTACAAGTAAACATCAAGGATGCCGCACATAAAAAAAGAAATGCCAACCCAACGAAGCTGTTTGACCCGGCTTATAACCTTGATTACCAATTACCAGAACTGAAATATCATTACGTTTTAGGACAAAATAAGGGCTTATCTGGCGCAGATTTAATTTGCTACGTTAGTCGTTACGGACAGAGGCCCACGTGGAAAGAATGGATAGCGGAAAGTATCAGAAAATCTTATAAAGAATACCAAAACGCCGTTATTAAGGAGGGTTAAAATGCTTATACACATAGTTATTTGGATTTGCGCCGGGCTTATATGCCTTATGTGGTGGCTATATCGGGAAGTGGATCGGATTGAACGGAAATTACGGAAACTTGAAAGGCAAGCTGAATATGCGCGGCCGAAATGGGGGGAAAGCGATGCTGGCTGAAATCATTGGAAGTGTTATTGCAAATCTTATATCTCACCAAATCGTAAACCTAAAAAAATCACCAAAGCCTACAAAATCAATAGAAAAAGTAATATCAAATGACAAAAAGCGTGAAGTAATCGACCTGGGCGGTTGTACGTTAACTATTACAAAATAAAAGGAGGAATCAAAATGTTAGTTGATGAGAGATTGGATGAAATGACTGAGTTACTTGATTCTTATGATACCGCATTGAAAAGTTATCACATGGCGGTAAACCATTTCGAAAATGCAGAACACGAACACATTGACGTTGCTATTATTCAGCTTCAATTTTGTGAAAAAAGACTTGACGCTTTACGGAAAGAAATTCAAAATGCGAAAAAGGAACTATCCGCAATAGTCCCGATTTCAACAACCTTTATAAGCCGACTTAGGAATAGCCCTAGTATATCAAGGGCAGTAAAAAAAATCAAGGGGGCGGTAAAATGCGAATCGAAATCGACCTTGAAAGCTTGACTGATGCGCCAATACAAGAACGCTGGAAAAACAGTTACATAATACAATTGAAAACTTTTGAAGAACAGGAAGTTAGCATACTTATGACACGGGAAGGAATTGAAATGCTATTTGAAAGCCTTGACAATGTGCTTTGGGATGAATCAGACAGAAGCAAGAACCTTATGAAAGAACGTGACGAACTGCGGTGGAAAGTGAACCAGCTACAAGAAAATCTAATATGGAAGGATGGATACTGATGTTAAGAGTTATATTTTGGGCAACGATTTGGTTATTGACTTTAGGTGCAATGAGAATATCGGTGGAATATGCAGATGGATTAAGTATTAAATTCAACGGATGGGCCGCAAGGAGGGGTGATTGATGGACTTACCTTTTGGCTATTTTGAGGACGACAGGGACGATTTTAAAATGTTTTGTAATGATTGCCGTGAGTGGACAGTACCGAAATTGAAACATGTTAACGAAAATACTGACGCTGACGGAAACAGGGGAATGATGGTAACTTATGCGGAATGTCCTGAATGTGGCACAGACCTTGAAACAAAGCCAGATTGGGAATGTAAGTTTTGCGGAAGTGTGAAGTATAAGGATTTAGGTGTTAACGATGAAATATTTAGAACTTGTACCGACTGTAACAGAACATCAATTTAAAATATGAGGAGGTAACAAATATGAAAAGATATACTGAATATACAAACGAAGAACTTATTAAATTAACAAGTGAACAAATCGAAATGATGATTGACTATGAATGTGCTTTGGCAGGAGTGCCTTTACTACCAGAAAAACCAATTAAGCCAGAAGTGAAGGCTTTTGAACCAGATATGTCTGTATATGTAATTGGTAGCCATCATTTTTTGAAACAGGAAGATGCTTTAAAGGTTCTTGAAGCAATAAATTCGGCACAGAGAACGGGATACGAATGGACAAATTCTGTAAAAAGAGCGGTTGCCTTAAAGTCTTATGAACAACCACAAATTGAAACGACGAGAATATTTTCTGATACATTATTCAGTTCAATACAGAATGAAAAGGCTGTATCTGACAGGATTATGAAAGAATATACGAATAAAGAAAAGGAATATAGCGACGTTTATCAAGAGAGAACAAGCATTGCAAAAGAAGTACATGAAGCGATAGATGTTGCCCATGACGAAAATTATAAAAAACAAAAATATACTGCAGAGTATAATAGGTATTTGGTGCTTGCAAATAACGATTCTACAATCGCAATAAATTTTTTAAAAAATGCACATCCCCAAATTATGGACATTGCCGGCTTTGTTGAATATTTAGAACAACTTTAAGGAGGATGAAAAATGAGTTTACAAATCAGCAATACCAATGCAACAGTATTTCAGCCGGAGAATAAAGGCAAGTACACAGTAGCTAACATTTCAACCGGGAAAAAGGACAAGCAAATGAACGATTGGATAAACATGAGTTGGAAAGCAAAATTTGTTGGCAAGAACCAAAATGTGCAGGACAAACAGCGTATCAAGATCATATCCGGTACAGTGGAAGTTAGGAAATACCAGGACAAGTATTATACAGACGTAGTTATTTTTGATTGGGAGCCCGCAGCAGGAAAAGGCGATGCTTACGAGCAGCCAACACCGGAGGAAAAATCAGAAGTTGAAAATTTGAATCTTGAAGATGCTAAACCACCCTGGGAGGTATAAAATGAACATTTACAAAAAATTAATTGAGGTACGAAAAAGTGTACCATATTTACAAAAAACCGCTACCGGGCCACAATTCAATTATGTGGGCAGCAGTCAAGTATTAGGTACTTTAAAGGCAAAAATGGATGAACTTAATTTATTATTAATCCCGAAAGTTATCGGACACACGCTGCACGAAAGCACCATTGAATTTATGGACGGAAACAAGCCAAAGCGCACCACAACATACTTTACCGAATTAGAGATGGAATATACGTGGCTAAACGCAGACAATCCCGAAGAAAAAATTGTTTGCACATGGTACGGACAAGGCGTAGACATAGCCGGTGAAAAAGGTGTCGGCAAAGCAATGACTTACGGTGAGAAGTATTTCATGCTAAAATTCTTTAATATTCCTACGGACAAGGACGACCCGGATTCATTCCAGGAGAAATTCGAGGACAAAACAATTTCAAAAAACAACATAATCGAACTGCAAGAATTAGCTAAAAACGCTGATATAAGCGAACAGGACATGATTAAAGGCATAATGAAAAAATACCAAAAATCAAGCCTGAAACAGCTTACCGTAAGCGAATACGAAACAATCAGAGAATCAATAAAGAAGAAAATTGACGTAAGTAACCCGGCGGTTGACGACAATCAAATTGACGAAGAACAGCGTAAACTTGACGAGATAATCGAAAGAAATAACCGAAAATGCGCAGAAATACTGGATTAATCGTTTGTAAAGGAGGTGTAAAAATGAACAAAGTTGTTGTTATTACTGGAGCAGCCGGAGGAATTGGACAGGCTATATGTAACGTTTTTGCAGATGATGTAGTATGCGCTTTAGATTCAAAGGCAGGAGCCGGACACCTTGTAGACATTACTTGTATCAGCGATGTTGAGTTGACGGTAAAAAACATAATCGACCTACACAGAAGGATTGATGTTCTTGTAAATTGCGCCGGAATTACCAAAGATGGATATTTAACGAAACAAAGTTCTTTGGATTGGCACGAAGTCATAGACGTAAATCTTACTGGTAGCAGGAACATGATTAAAGCCGTTGTACCGCATATGATGAAGCAGGAAAGCGGCAAAATAATAAATATATCAAGCGTTAATGCCAATGGATGCGCCGGGCAGACTAATTATTCGGCAAGTAAGGCAGCATTGGAAGGACTTACAAAAGCTTGTGCTTATGAATTTGCAAAATACAATATATTAGTAAATGCAGTTGCGCCAGGATATGTACGAACTGCCATGACAGAAAAAATCAGGCCTGAAAAATTGAAAAATATTATTGACACAATACCGCTATGGAGAATGGCTGAACCGATTGAAATTGCTTATATGGTTGAGTTTCTAGCATCAAACAAGGCAAACTATATTACCGGACAAGTTTTCGGAGTGAATGGAGGATTGCGGATATGACAGATGCAGATTGGGTAGAACTTTATACAGAAATGATATTGCAGTTCGGTAACTGGCAGGCGTTGGCTCTTACGGCAAAGATTAATTGACTTCACGGCTTAAATTTGATAGAATGGCAGTAACTAAAATAGGAACCGGTTGTTGACGCCACGTTCCTATTTAAAGTTGACTTTCGTCAGTCCATATTAATTTATGCTTATTATATATTATATGGCTGGCGTTTGTCAACGTGTTAAAAATGGCAGACGCTTTTTATTACCCAAAAATACATAGGATGGTGATTCATTTGGCAGAACGCAGAATGTTTGCAAAAAGTATTATAGACAGTGACGCATTTTTAGATATGCCATCAACGGCAAGGCTTTTGTATTATGATCTTGGAATGAGGGCAGACGATGACGGGTTTGTGAATGCACCGAAAAAAATAATGAGAATGACGGGTGCAACAGATGGAGATATGAGACAGCTTTTTGAAAATAAATTTGTAATACCTTTTGATAATGGCATTGTAGTAATAAAACATTGGCGTATCAATAATTACATACGGTCTGATAGATATCACGAAACGAACTATAAAAAAGAAAAGGAATCGTTGGGAATAGATGAAAATGGAGCTTATACGCAAAATGGGAAGTTTGGTATACCAGGTGGTAGTCAGGTGGTAGGAAGTCGGGAAACCGAGGTTAGGTTAGGTAATAGTAAGGATACTAATATGTCCGATTTTTTCGAAAAAATATGGTCAATGTATCCCAAAAAAGAAGGGAAAGGGAAGATATCAGATACCAAAAAGAAGGATCTTTTAAAGTTGGGAGATGAGATTACAAGGGCTATTGAAAGGTACAAAAAGAAAATTGAAACAAAAAAAATTGAGATGAGATATGTGCAAATGGGAAGTTCCTTTTTTAATTCCGGATATGTTGATTATTTAGATGAAAATTATACTGAACCTGAAAAAGAAAGCAAGTATCAAGACCTTAACGATTACGACCCATATGCCTTATAAGGAGGTAGTTATGAAGCCGTTGCCGCACAATTTAGACGTAGAAAAATACATAATAGGGTGCTTATTAATCGACAAACAAGAAGAAGTTTATTTGATAAAAGAAACAGATTTTCACAATTTGAACTTACAAACGATTTTTAAAATTATTAACTGGATGCACGACACCAAGAAACCTATTGACAGTATTAGTGTATCGGATTATGCAAAAAAGAAAATACCTAATGCCCTGGATATGATTATCGAATGTACCGAATCCGTAACGACGACGACCCTTTTTAATACGCACTTACAAAAACTTAAATTATATGCTGCCAGGAGAGATCTTGTTCAAAAAGCCCGCCAGTTGGAAAATATTGCTTATGATTCAGAACACGAACTATCAATTGATTTAAAAAATGATGCGTTGGAACAGTTGGCAAATATAACGGTACAGGAGATAAAGAATGATAAATGTCAACTTGGGGATATACTGGCTGAATGTATTTGTGAAATTGAAGAAGATTATAACCGGAAGGATGAAATGAAATTATTTACCGGGTTTGAGAAGTTTGACCGTATAACTGCGGGATTTCATCGGCAAGAAATGACTATCATAGCAGCAAGACCCGGAATTGGCAAGACAGCTTTTGCTACTCAGTTGATGTTAAATCTGGCTAAAAAGGGTAATTATTGTTTGTTAATAAGCCGGGAAATGTCAAAAGTTCAGATATGTAAAAGGTTGATGGCAAATGTAAGTCAGCTAGACGGGAACAAATTAAGAGTATGCAAAAGCCTTAATGACAATGACTGGAAGGAAATAGCTAAAGCACAAGCTTATTTAAGTGGTCTATCGGAATACATAGCGATAAATGATGAACTGTCTACAATACAACAAATTAGAACACATTGCAGACTTTTAAGAAATAAAGAAAAATTAGATATACTTTTTGTTGATTATTTGGGTCTTTTAAAATCAGCAAAAAAATGTGAATCCAGAAGGGTTGAGATTGAGGAAATTTCCAGGCAATTGAAAGAAATGAGTTTAGAATTTAAGATACCGATTGTGTCATTGCATCAGTTAAACAGGGATTCGGCAAACGCGGAGCCAGAAATACACCATTTAAGGGAGTCGGGAGCCATTGAACAGGACAGCGACAACGTGTTTTTGTTGCATAGTGCCGATGAAGATAAAAGCAATCCAAAATCAACAATAACGGTGATTATAGGAAAACAAAGAAACGGACCGACAGGGAAAATTCATTTGCAATATTATAAAAATTCATTCAAATTCTATGATTAGGAGTTGATATAATTGACACTTGAACAGTTTTTCAGGCATAACGCCTCGGATAGATGCAAGTTAATCCGGGGTTTTTTGTTGGGAAATATAACTTTAAAGGAGGCTGAACCAATGCTATTAATAAGTGAAGTACATAACGAATGTTGTAGCAATTGCACAAGAGAAGCCATTGTCAAGATTGAAATTGATGGAATGACACGGCTTTTATTATGCCGTAGCTGTGAAAAGGCTTTATATGATGCGCTTGGAGGTGATGAAGATGAGAGAGATTAAATTTAGGGCATGGCACAAAACAGCTAAGAAGATGTGCGGCGTGTCTCAGCTTGACATGTGGAACCCTGACCAAAAACAAACAGAAGTATATGAGTTGGCAACTGGTAATCATTATGGGCTATTTGGGAAGGTTGACCGCAAAGACATTGAACTTATGCAATATACTGGACTAAAGGACAAAAATGGCAAGGAGATTTATGAGGGTGATATATGCGAAGATAAGTCAGAAATATTTACTAATTGGGGTAGAACACCTACGGGTAAATATGATATTTCTTATTGTGAAATTCTATGGGTTGGCGACGGATGGGGTAAGAAGTGGATAAAGTCAAATTCAAAAGTGTTGGGCTCCACGTTATCAGGTTTATGTGCTATAACAAAATTTTTAACTGTGGTGGGTAATATTTATGAGAATCCTGATTTTAGGGAGGCTAAAGATGAATCTTAAACTATTTGACTTTACGCCGGACGAAAAAAAAGAACTGCTGAAAAGTATAGTAGTGTTAATTGACACCAGGGAAAAGGCAATAAAGCATATCACAGACTGCTTTGACAAAAAGGGCGTACCGTGGCAGGAGAAAAAATTAGAATATGGCGATTACAGCTTCAAGATCCCGGAATGTGCAAGATTAGGCATACACCGGGATTTTTATTTTGAAAGTGAAATCATAGTTGAACGAAAGGCACACTTGGAAGAATTAAGCACCAATCTAGCGCAGTACCGGGAACGATTTGAAAAGGAATGGATTAGATGCGGCAATGCCAAGAAGATATTACTTATTGAGAAAGGTAACTTGATAGACATATTCAAGGGAAATTACAAGAGCGAACTTAACAGTGCAGCTTATCAGGCAAGTGTTTTCAGCTTCGAGAATCGTTATGATATTCGGATTGTGTTCTGCCCTAGGGAGTTTGCAGGGCATTACATATACTACCAGTTTTATTATTATTTGCGGGAAAGGTTGTGAGGATATGAATTGGCGGCAAAAATTAGCTATGGAAAAACAGGACAAAATGATTCAGGCTGAAATTAATAAACACGTTGACAAGATTACGTTTACAGTCACAAAAGATACAATACAAGTCCTATTACACGCAATGGCACTAGCTTTGAACAATGAATTTGATTTTGGCTCTACCAGGATACAACGAGTTATCGACAGAACGAAGCTCCAGTTTGAGTGCATACACGCCGGGACTATTACCGCAGATGATTTAATGGCGTTTTGTAAGGAGAAGGGAATAAAAATTGAATTTTGAAGGAGAATGAATATGGGGAATATTACAAACTATGAAAGAGAAACGATAATTAATTATAACGACGAGGAAAAAGAAGCAAGTGTTTATACGCTGAACAAATCATTAATACGCCGACTTGACGGACTGTGCCAAAAGAATCCGGATATATTCAAATGCACAAAAACGCAATCGGACGGCTCCAAAGAATACGAATTTCCGAAAAAATATGTGTCAATTCGTGCGCCAAAAATTTTAAGTGAAGAACAAAAACTCAAATGCAAAGAAAGGTTTATGAAAAAAATCAATTCTCAGCAAAATTAACGCCTATTAACAGGACAAACAAATATATGCAATGGTGATTTTTGATAATAACAAAAACATCAATTTTAAAAGTCGTTAGAACTCCTATAATAAAAACTTAAAATCAAACACAAGGAAGGAGCATAAAAGTTTAATGGACATTTTAAAAAATGTTGCATATGTGCCTAATATTGTGTTAGTGGGTTATGGAAGAACACAATGCTACCAGGTTAAATGCTTTAGATGTGGCAAATTGTTTTTTGGTGAAAATATTGGTTTTTGTGAAAGCTGTATGAATCATCCCGTTGAAAAATTATTGAAAAATATACCTGAAGAAAATATAACCGATGTTCCTGGTGTTGGTATCTATGTTGATTGGGTTGTAAAATCAACGGCATCACAAAAACGAAGTCGGTATAATTTTAAAAAGGTATTGCAAAGAGATTGTTATATTTGCCGTTACTGTGCATATGACCCAAGAAAATCAATCGACTTTATACCGTTACACGTTGACCATGTAATACCTTGGGTTTATGGTGGCGGAAATACGTTAAACAATCTTGTGACAAGTTGTCATTTATGTAATGTCATAGCTAATTCAAGGATATTTGCAACATTTGAGGACAAAAGAAAGTATATTTTAAAACGTAGACTTGAAAAACATTTATTTGTACCTGAATTTTTAATTAAACTTTATGAATTATAATAAAAATCCATGCCTTAAATCGCACGCTATAAGCTTAGAATAATAAATCAGCCAATACCAAAGGATAGGAGGTGTTGTAATATGGCACAGAAAAAAATGTGGCAGAAATGCGAATGCGTAGAATCAGAAGTGTATCATGCGGTTTTTGTAAATGCAGATTGCTTGTATGGGATAGAAAACGATAAGGGAGATTATTTTGTCTATAAAAACACTTGCAATATTTGTAGATTTATAATCCTGAAATCAGCCAATACAAACGAATAGGAGGGGTTAAAATGCTTGCATTGATTGGTGTGCTACTAGTTATACAAATACTTATGTTTATACTTTTGTGGGGTAATTGTTGCCGTACCGATGAAATCCAAGAATTTATGGAACGGAGGTGGAGAAAATGAGTGTCTATACCGATGCTTTGAATGCTTTTGGACTGGAAAATCAGCGAAACAAAGCGATTGAAGAACTTGCAGAATTGACAAAAGAACTGGCATTGAATGGACAAGGAAAGAAAAACTTTTTTGATATTGCAAGTGAAATTGCTGACGTATATGTTGTCCTAAAGCAGATGGAAATAGGCTTGAATATTGAATTTACCGTAAGGGAGCGACTAGATTATAAGCTTGAAAGGTTACGTAAACTAATACAGAACACAAATGAAAGGAGAATCTATGACTAATACAAAGGAATTAATCAATTACATAATCCTTGAAATTAGTAGTTACAAGCTTTATAAGGCGTTATTGGAACAAACACGCTTAGAGGACGTAGGTGTCGACGCACAAAAGTATTATGAAACGCCACGCAGCATCACCAATAGATTTTTTTCTGTAACGGAGAACCTGGCATTGTATAAGCGGGATGAAATGAGCCTTATCCGGTCTATTAAGCAAGTTGATAATTGGTTACAGATGCTTGACGACGACGAAAGGCATGTTACGTATAATTTTTATGTTAATAATAGAACGTACAACACTATTGCCAACATATGGAACAGTGAACACAAGGTTTATTACTCACTTGGACACTGGAAAAAGAAAAGAAAAGCGGCTATTAATAAGATATGTCAGTTGTTTTAAAAAAAAGGAGATTATAAAATGAATAAAAACATTGAAACTGTTTGTTTTAACACAAAAGAAACTGCAAAATACACAGGGTTGGGAATTACTAAGACTCAGGAATACATTCGCGAAGGGATAATACCGTCAATAAAGTTGGGGAGAAGGTACATTGTTCCAAAAGCCGTCCTTGACAAGTGGCTCGAAGAACAATCTTTGAAAAAAGAATAATTGAATGAAAAAGCCCTTCGGTATGCGCCGTTGGGCTTATTTTTTTATTGGCTATATTAATTTCTTCTTATTGCTGCGAAAATCATAGTATTAGGTCCCGTGTGTTTTCCTCTTATGTGGTATTCTTCATCCCTGTAATGCGTGGGTTCTGTGAATCCGTCCTCCATTGCTTTTGTGTTGTCTGTGTATACTTCCACTATTTTTACCTTCAAAAACCTTGGTGTTTCAACATAATCTCCTGTTTTCATTTCTCAACACTCTCCTTTTCCTTTTCATTGATTGATTTGATTAGCTCTTCGCCCATCAGGGATTTTATTTTTTCTTCAATTGCTACTCGTACCCAATTGGATAAGGTACGGTTGTCTTTCTTTGCTGCTTTTTCAATAAGTTCCTTTAATTCCGGACTTACTGTGATTTGCAATAACGGGTATTTCTCCCGATGCTTAATTCCTTTTCTTGCTGATGCCATAATCAACACTCCTTAATTTTATTTGAACAACCGGACTTACAACCGGTTCGTAGCATTGCCGGCCATTAGACCGGTGTTCTGCTTATGCTTTTTCAATCCATCCAAACGAAGTAAATTCCCCTTCTGTTTCCATTGCTATATCACGTCCAAAAGCTTCATGGTCAATGTAATTTGCAAGGTTTCCCATATTTTTTAAGTCATAACAACCTGATTCATATATCCAGTAATAGCCTAAATCTGATTTGTCTTTTATGTCTGTATGCAAATTGAAGTTGTCAAGGTTTTCAATTGCTTCTTTGGTATCCGAATAATATCCCCACTCTAGGAGTGCTTTTAATTTTTCTTCTTCGTGACTATCAAGTGAGTCTAATTTTTCTGCCAGTTCGTTAAGTTCATACGGGTTATCGTATTCATCAATTTTCAAAAACTCGCACTCATAGTCATGGATTGCATATTCTTCGTCGTCTCCTAAAATTGCCTGTATTTGTTCTTCCAGATTGTCAGCCGGTAAACTGATCCATTCTCCTACTAATTCACCTTCATTGTATTTCGCCAAATTTGCCACATAAATATTCATCATATCGACACCTCCATAATTTTTGGTTGTGCCGCTATCCCCAAAATGTTACAATAGAGATAGCAGCTTTGGTTGCTTGTGTAGGGTGCTTACTTTGACCGGTGGCCCCTACATAATTGCATCTAACCATTCTTCCAAGTCTGTGTCTTCTAATTTTGATAGCATCTTTTCTCTTTGTTTAATAAGGGAGTTATATATCTGTCTGTCAATATTGTCCCATGATGTAACAAAACTCTGATACATTTCAATTTCATCCTGAATGTCGTTTAGTTTTTTCCATTGACTGTATACCATACTCTCCACGCTCCTATACTCTTTTAGTTGGCTACTCTATACGCTCCGCAACACTCACAAGGGAGGAAAATTTTTACGCCGTCGCCGTTTCGTTTAGCTTAATTTTATTATACGACAATCGACGACAAATTAATATTGGCAATTTTCACAAATTTTAATCAAACTTTTTTAACAAATTGCACAAATTAATCAAACTTACTTTAATTAATCAAAAAATTAATCAAAAGTTATACCTTTTTTATACTTTTTAATCTATTCAGTCGTGTTAATATGGTAATGTAA